TGCACTTGTAGTTCCTAACTGAATGTAGTCACCAGCCAACAGAGTTCCGTCTAGCGTCACTGTCACGCTGTCTGTCGCTATAGCCCCTGTAAGGGTGCCTGTGGTGGCTGTACCCTGTGGTGTTACATAGTCAGGGTCTCCCAGTAGGAATGTGCCTACCTGTCCCTTTAGGCCAATCAGCATAGCCTTCCAAGGTGCAGCTAGATCACGACGAACAGAGGGGATGCTTACTGATGCACTCCACTGCTGCCCACCGTAGGAAATAACCTGTTGCTTGTACGAGAATGGAGATGCAGATGTAGCAGTGGTGTTAGATGCACGTAGTTCAATCTGTGCAATACCAATAGTAGTTGGTGTGCTTAGGGGATAGCTTAAAGCCATAGTGTATTTCCTTATTAACCGAAGGCAGCTTTAGTTGAGCCACCCCTGCGACGAGAGTCTATGACAGATGCTTTAGCCATATCTGCGATCTTAGGTGCAGCCTGTGCGATCAGCTTCTTAACTGTGTCGTCACCATTAGCTTGGAAGTTGAAGCTCTGGTTGATGTTTATAACGTCACCACCCCCGCCACCTTCCATCTGTACACCTAGCTTACCATTAGAACCACGCTTGAGTGGCATAATAGCTTCTGGTCCAGCTTCGCCCATGAGGCCAACTTGATTACCCGCCATAGGGAAGTTAGTTGGGGAGCTAACGATACCACCACTAGCATAGGCATTAACCTTAGTGAAGACACCCCCGTCAGCCTGTGGTCTTACGGGAGGTCTTGGGCTGCTAGTTACGACACCACCATCAGCGAAACCAAGGGCTAACTTAGCTGCGGCGACCAGTTGTTGTACGACAAGAACCCTGTAGAGTTCCTTGATGATCTCAGCAGCCATAGACTTAAAGGCATCCTTAACGGACAGGGTGCCATCTACAATGCCCATCATGGCAGTTTCCATTGAGTTACCGATGAAGTCAACTAGCTGTTCTTGTTGGGCAGCAGCTTCTTCTATAACTGCTTGACGATCACGTTCCGCCTGAGTTATGCGGAGGATGCCTTCTAGCTCTTTCTCTTGTTTTCCCGTAATAACGTCCGAGTACTCGTTCTTAGTGTTAAACAACTCAGTCTGGATTTCACGTTCAGTGCCTAGAATACCTACGAGTTGTGTCTCAAGGTCTCGCTCTTGTCGCTTTACTTCTAAGTACTTAGCCAGTTGCTCTCTGGGGTTTGTGCCACCACCACCGCCTGTATCATCGTCGTCATAAGAAGGTAGAATAAAACCACTGCGCATACCTGCAATGTCAGTAGCGTCTGGCTGTATAGACCCTCGTCCACCTCCAGCCTGTCCTAACTTTATCATCCTTGATGCTTCCTTAACAGAAATATTAAGGTTCTTTGCAAGTTGACCAGCAGCAAGAGCAGCCGCACTTACACCCTTGCCCACATCTAAGGTTGATAAGTCTACGCCACTGAGGTAAGCAGCAAGAGCAGACTTTGCGAGTTCTTCACCGTCTGCTTGTGACTCTGCCATTTGAGTGCGGATAAGTCGGTTATACGCAATAGTAGCGTTTCTTTTTTCCTCTTCGGTCTTTGCATCCATCCTACCTTGGGCTACAGCATATGACCTAAGAGCAGCGTTGTACCTTTTCATATAGGCAGCATGGGCTTTCTCTTTAGCAGCTTTATCTTTAGCAGCCTGCGCCAATTCTGCGGCATCCTTGATAGCCTGTGCAGCAGCATTGGCTAGAACATCTTTAGTCCTATTAGCAGTCTCTAGCTCTTCACGCTTGGCGGCTAATATCTTTGCTATGTCAGGCTTATTTATAAACGCCCTTTTTGATTCAATCTCAAGGAGTTCCAGTTCTTGCGCTATTGCTGTGTCACGGTAGTCTTTAGAGTTAACCCCAGAGGCAGCTTCTATATTAGACAGAGCTACTGCGTTATTCATTATACGTATTTGGTCTTCGGTCTGTGATCTACTCAAGGAAGTTTTGAGTTTAGCATAGGTATTTATTGTCTTCTGATAAACATCCCGTTGAGATTGGAGCTTCTCAAGTTCCTTACTAAGCCTAATAACGTCCGCAATGTCTTCATCTAGAATGTCTTGACTTATACTCCCGCTAGTATCGAGCTTATTTTCTTTTTGAAGATTTATAGCGTCAAGTAAGTCGCTATTCTTGTTCAATATATCTACGTCTATACCTGATATTTGGTTAGAAGCGGCGCGGACCGATTCTGGTAGCTCTCTTCCCTCTAGTGCGTCAAGTTCCTTCTTAAGGGCTTTAATTTCATCTACTATCCCTTTCGCCTCTTTTTTGCCTCTCATCAGAGGAGCAATAAGGGCAGTAGTAATAGCCAGACCAGCACCCGCAAGCGCACCTACAGGACCAAAGATACCAAGTAGCTGTGCGCCCTGCTGACCTAATGCTACCGCAGCGTTAGTTCCGCCTTGAATCTGGACTGCAAAGTCACCTACCTGATAACCTACTTGCTGCATATTAGCGCCAAGACGGTTAGTCCTCTTGCCAGTAAGCGCCATGTTCTTACCAAGCCTCTTCGCTGACGTAGAAGCCCTGTCCATCTTGGAAGAGAGGCGGTCAACTTCTTTACCGACCTTCTTTACAGCTATACCTGCTCTCTTATCCACAGCAATCATAGCCTCAGTTTCTTTCGCCATACGACGAATAACTGCGGTAGACTTCTGCCTTGAACCCAGAACAACATCATTTGATCTGGCGAGTTCTTTAAGACCCTTTTCGTACTGAGCGTTGCTGATAGTACCTTTATTTAACTGCTTGTTGAGGGACACAACAGACCTTTGCATACCCTCAAACTTCTTTGCCGCCGAATCGACAGACTGAGCTTGAACCCCAATGATGATACTGATGTCGTCTGAATTAGCCATTTGCCACCCTCAAGTATTCTAAATCAAGTTTCTTAATAGCCTCGATTTCCCAAGGCGAGATAGATGTTTCTGTTAGTTCTTTCCAAGCCTTAATCTGCTCGTAGCTTATAGGTAATGGACCATTCATGCCCGACCCTCTGCTAGAGCTTAAACTAATAAAGGCAGACCAGACATGTGATAGTAACATAGGGAAGGGTGTCGGGGGTTCCAATGCTTCTATTCTACGTCCAGTCTGCCTCGCTACTTGTTCAAGATGTTCTCGTTCTGTAGTTCCACTCTGATCTGGTATGTTGAGTTTGAACTGATGTTCAGCCCAATCAACTAATTCACAGGTCAGTCCTTCATAAAAGCCTGAGAGTCAGAGACCTCTTCCTCAATCTGATGCTTAATCCAGAATACTTCGTCGTACAGGTCTTTAGCTTTAGCGACAGATAGTGCAGGCTTCTCTCCACCAAAGGTAATGTCCCAAGCCTTAGTAGCTTTAGATAGAACCTCCAGCGTAGCCTCTTCGATGTCAGAGTAGTCAACCTCTTGGGACTTGCTCTTCTGTGCCTTCTTTAGTCGCTTGCTAATCTGATCATGCTGTATCTTCTTGTACTCTTTAGAGTGAGGCGCAAGAACTGTGATAGTCATTGCTGTACCATCATCATTCTTAAGAACTTCCTCTGTTACTGGGTGCTTGATCTCTACAACAATATCATCTAATTTCGGTGTCAGGTCTTTTAAGTCCATTGTGTGTTCCTTTTCGGGGGAGTATGTCGGGTGATTAAAGTGTGGAGACCCCGACCCGACTCAGAGCCTCCACGTACCTACGTAGGTATTAGTTTATGTTGGGCGTGTGATCTGGAGGTTAGTTCCCAGAGTGCTATCAAACAGCGCAACAAATGACATAGTAACCATGCGGCTAGTTGGGCCATCGACACCAACATCAGCAGAGTTAATTTTGACTTTAGGGAAGTCAAAGGTGTAAGCATTGGCACCTGTTGGATCGTCTACAGATACTCGAATAGCTGTCTCAGTTTCATTCAAGAAGCGGTTAATCAAAGCTGCATCCTCGAAGTAAGCTGTCATGGTGCCTTCAACTTCTGCACGACCATACTCAAGGGAAGGTGCGCTATCCGTGCCAATGACGAAGGTAGGTGCGTAAGCGTTGTTCAGTGTGAAGTCTAGTGCAGTTACAATGGCACTAGCAACAGGAGTTCCTACGGCACCAATGGAAATGTCACCAGAGTAAGCATCGAAGGGTTGTGCGCCAGTAGCAGCAACCTGTGTCTTCTCAGTGCCACTGATGGTCATGTTCTTACCAACCATACCGAAGGTAGTTGTTACCATCTGGTTAGGGGCGAGGGAAATAGCCATAGTGGAAACAGACATGCCTGTGAACAAACGAGCTTGGTCAATGTCAGCAGCGAAGTCTTCGATAGAGAAGAACTTAGGCACAACACCAACTTTAAGAATGTTAGTGGCGAAGGTACTAAGCATAGCTGACTCAAGGATTAAGTCATAGTCGCCATCACGAAGGTCAACTACGATGTCGCCACCTACTTGACGGTTGCCTTGACGGTTAACCCGTGGCATACGATCTGCTTCAATATCCGTACCAGTAAGTACGTCTTTAGTTAGGTTCAGCGAGTGAGTGCTGAATGGAAGGTTAGCAAAGCTGCCAGCGGGTGTTGTACCAAAGGTTGCTTCGGTTACGAATGATAGACTGGAACGTGATCCTTGTGAAAAGGCCATATTGTATTCTCCAATTAAGTGTTATAGATGTACCAGCCGATGTTGATCGGGACTGAGTACCAAGGGGTGTCAATACGACCTTGCTGACGTTCAGCGTAGCGTATACGAACGATGTATGTATCAGCGCCTACAACAATAGATACGTCAGTTGTAGCTGCGAAGGCATTAGTTATTGTATTGCAAGTAGTGTCAGCCAGTGATGGTCCACTACCTTCTGGTGCATTTACCATGACGTTAAATACGCCTTGATACAGAAGCTGAGGGTTAAGCCCACGAGTAGCAGGTTGTGTTACCGTAGGAATGAATGTTGGCTTGACGAAGAGAGTACCTGTAGTAGGACTAAAGGCTACGTTCTCGTAAGCTATGTCTGTGCCAGCAAGAGTGTTTGTAAGGCGCGTCTCTAGGGCAGCACGTATAGTGTTATAGATATTGTTAGCCATAGAT